GGCTTAATATACAGGCGAGACTTCTGTCTCTTGAATTAGTGGCCTTGGTAAATTCCACCCCGAGATCTCTCCCGGGGTTTATAACCCAAAACCCTATTTTTCAAGGAAGATAATCTCTCGACGCGTTAACGCCGAACCACAGGGCCACCCCGTGGATTTCTGCGACTATGGTTAAGTCTGCAGTAACGAATTCATAATATTAAATGACACCTCCTGAATTCTTACGAAAAAGGTGTAAAGTTCATACACTTCATGCTTCTTAAGTAGAAGCATTGGCTGTGTATCGCCACATGATTGGTATGCCAGTGAAGAATAATAAATTAAAATCTTCACCAACTGAATCATGTTGTTGTATCACGATTTGCTGTGCAAATGCAGCTCCCGATGCCGACAAAGTCGTAGTTATTGCATGAGAATTACATCGCAGTGTTTGTGCTCGAATTGCACGAGCTGCAGCGAATCGGTTTCGCCAATAAAATGGTAGTTCCACTTCTATCGTGTCATTAATTCCAATATTGGTCGCAGCCGCACCTGCTCCGGCAGCCATTTGCAACGAATTGGTTAATTGTTTAGACAAGACAGCAGTATTTACTGTGAAAGGTGTAGTTGTTATAGTCCCATTTCCGGTTCCCACAAATGGTAGCCGAGTTACCAAGGGGGTTTGCATCACAGAGGTAAAAAAATACTTCTTGCGAATCGCCCCTCTGTACCCAGCATAGCACGGCAGAAACCATGAATGGAAAGCTTTAGGCCCCGTGGTTATGGGCCTAGTTGAAACTGATACATCTATTCCCTCAGGATCCCACCCCGTGTGGTAAGGCAAATTCTTATTTGTCAACAGATTAACGCGAAGTATTGACGTCGCTGCGTTGATCGGTGCCCAAACTCGAGTCAGACAATATCTCTTACACAAATCCCTAATCGATGTAGGCGGATCACCATAAAACACCAAATAAGTTGCATCAGATTGTTGTCCTGACTTTGCCATAACCATTGCATCCTCCGCTTCACAAGGTCTATCCGATTTTGTAATATCGGCCATTACACCAGATTGGGGCTGCAATGGTGGGGGTTCAAACAAATGAAAATCTGTTATCTTTGCCGTCGTTGGAGCCGCAAATTTGATATCATCGCACGCCGAGACAAACACATTTATTGTCACCGGTTTATCCATTGCTGGACTCACCAGATCATTCAATACCGTAATGTCCAAAATACCGTTTCCGGTAACCAAATCCGGCAAGAGGCGGGCGACGCTGGAGAAATTGGAGCCAACATCATATGGAGCGCCACATTCTTTCCAAGGGGTCGCTTGACCCCAACCTACTATGATCTCAAAATCATCCATTTCCGCAATATCAATTACACGCGAATAAACCGTGTTATAATTTACTGTGGAACCAATAGCGTTGGGGTCCCATCGAACCAATATCCGTCCTTTATGAAAATCGCTCTTAACCACTTGAAATCGAAATTTCAATGATCCGCGCCACTGTTCAAAAAGAGTAGACATATGGGCTAATGGGGTCATATGGATTTCCCCCGATACATTGTCCAATTGCATAGGAACTACTCTCGTATTCCAAAGCAAGTCATCAATATTATCAGCAGGTAGCCAAATGAATTGCGTCAGATAAGACTCACGGCAAGCATACTCCGTAATGTCCATCTGATCTGTACCATCTAATCCTACCACGCGAGAATCAACCGTCAACTCAGCTTTACTGTCCATTGTCAATTTCTGGACAGCATCTGGCGCATCGGTGTTAGCTAAATTGCCGGCTGGTAATGGTTTTACTAAAACTACATCAGAAATTACAGATGGTCTGCTCATTCCGAATATTTTAGAAATGGAACTAACACCACTGGCGGCTATCTGAGTTGCCAAAGCATAAGGTCCTATTTTAGGCACGTTCACAAAATTCCCAGCAAAATTAGCCAGCGCGGCCATTGGCTTGGAAATTATTCCCGTACCGTACTCATCTGATCCTCCCATTTGCATAGAAGGTCGCCCACTTTGTGGTTGCAAAGGGGGCAATGAATTAGTTGGTATTGATAAAACCACATCCGTAGCCCATACAAAAATCGTTATGGTCACAGGATCGGTTCCATCATTCGCATGTAATAAATTCTGGAAGGAATTAATTGTTACTTGCCCAGCGTCCCTCCAAG